AGATTATTAAAGGTAGGATTTCCATATTAGTTTATTATAATTAGGGTTAATGTAATTGCGATAACAGCACCACAAAGAACAAAGAGACTATTAAATGCTTTTTCTATTTTAAAAGATTCCGATGGTGTTGGCTTAAACTGTTTGGCTATCATAGTGATAGGCTGCTTGGCTTGTGGAGCTTGCACTTTCTTTTGCTCTTGCACCCAACGCCATGCGCCCTTGAGCAGCCACTCGTCGCCGTCTACGGTGCGATGCTTTGAGGTGGTGTGTCCGTCCCATATCCATTGACCATTTGCGCCTTGGGGAGTGTGCGGCATTGGCTCGGTATTGTTTATCGTTTCCATCTGCGGTATATTATGGACTAAAGAGGGTTAATTGTCAAGCACTAATTTAAGCATAGATTTAGGCATTGCCATCATATACACTGACCCCAAGGGTGACGTGTGCGCCACACGCACAAAGCCATTGACGGGCCTTCTAGGGTGTAGGTCTTTGATTACCACAGCCCGCCAGTTGGGGTTGTCTCGGTGCTTAACTAGGTCGTTTTCTCTCATGTTCTGGATACAGTATACCACACAATTGCCCACCTGTCAAGCCCTCAGGTAAGGTTGCCGGGCAGCCCGGCAAGTAACGATTAACCCTTGACAAACGAGCGATCTTGTGGCATACTATATATAGAAAGTGAGAGACAAACAGATGACAAACCTACCACCACTACCAGAAGTCACTTGGGAAGTAACCTTTGAGAACGACAGCACCGTGTTTATTGCCGCACGGGATAAGGCACACGCTCGCCGTATCATCGAGAACAACGGCCTATGGCGCAGGACGCCAGAGTGCGAGCCAGTAAAGCACACCATAAAAAAGATTGAGTTAGCAACTCGGTAGGACTACGGATGTCCCACCTCCTGTGATAGACTATAAGCATATTATGAGAAACGACAAAGCAACCTACACACTCTGGAACGGCAGTCAAATGATTGCCACCTACCCACACACCCGCGAGGGTTACGACGCAGCCTTCGCCCGTGCCTTCGACCTCGGCGCTGGTGCTGCTATCTACTCAAGCCGTGATGACCTTGTGTGGTCAGCTAGCGACGACGAAAAAGAGTCGGTTACCGATGACTTTGCTGAGATGGACGCCATTTATGACGAGTCCGGCGATTACGACATAAACGAATTATTTTATAACTAGTTTTTTTGTTAGACCTCAACCCCTAGAGCTATTATTATGGAATTATTACCTTTGTTTATCGTGTTTGTTTGTCTCAGTACGATTGCGCTGATCACGGAGTAGGGAACGACCCCCCATTCCCCACCCCATTGCAAAAAAATGAGGTAAATCACGCTGGGGAAAAGGGGGGGGGAGGTATATATCATTCTCCCCGAGCAAATAAATAACCATAATTATAAATTAATATAAAGTGATATACCAACATAAAATACAAAGCTTAACGAGAGTAGAATTGGGCGTGCTGCTATATATATGTAATGAGTTATTTACGACTAACGTGGAGATCGACGAGCATACAATAACAGCATATAAAGAAAAAGCCCTTGAAGCGAAGCTTCGCGCAGCGAAAGAAAGAGTTAAACCTGAATATCTTGAATTCTATAGGATAATATGCAACAAATTAGACATTGACGTATAAGCAAGAAACTGTTAGACTTACAAGATGAAGAAAATCATTGCTTGTTTATTGCTGTGTTCGTTTCAGTTACCCGCCGATCAGGCGCTTACAGAAGAAGAAAGAATCGTTGCTTTAACTTTACTCGGAGAGGCCCGTGGTGAAAAAGAAATCGGCATGTTTGCCGTGGGGTGTGTTATCCAGAAAAGAGTCTTAGAACGCAACCTGACGCCAAAGCAGGTATGTCTAGAACGCAAGCAGTTCGATGTTTGGACGGGCAAAAAAGAAAGAGACTTAATGTATCTATGGAAGGCCGACCCAAAGATGGTTGCGTATGCAAGAAGGCTGGCTAGGTACATCTGTAGTAAAACACATAGATTAGCTGACGCCACAAACGGGGCTAACCATTTTTGTCATGTTAATTCTTATCCTTATTGGATAAAAGGAAAAAAACCAACTAAAATAATTGGAAGGCATAAATTTTTTAAGCTTTAATCATGAGTGTAAGGAATAAATTTTACGAGGTGCAAGAACAGTGGAACAATTTGCACTGGAATTCATTAAGATTCTTTAGGAAAGAAGCTGACGCCAAAGAATACGTGTCTGTATACGAGTCTAGAGGTCATAGATACCCCGCTAGAGTAGTAGAACATGAATTTAGCAACATAAAAGACTTTAAGAGCGAGTAATTTTTAAAACGCTGACAACTTTGGTGCTAGAAAAGAAATTTTTGATATATTCTTTTGAGTGAGTCGGATACGTTACCCAATGCCACTCCTTAAACGGATTACTACCTTTGATAAGCACTATTGCTACATCACCCTCCTTTAGAGAATCGAAGCTAACCTCTTCTAAGTTATAACCTCTTTTGTTTAAATATTTTTTTAACTCACAAGGAAAAGTAATCTCTAATGCTCTGTAATTAAATGACGCTAATAATAACCTACTACCATTGCCTGTTGATTGAATGTTTTTACTAATAGATTCGCGGCTGACTAATTTTTTCTCTATTTGTAGAATTGCGTCTTGAATAGAGTCAGGACCACACGAGTGGTAATGACGGATGTAGAATCCTTCTTCTTTTTTGAATTTTTCTTTGTGGAATATCCCACAACTTGAATTTAAGAATATAAAACAAATAGCCAGCACCCAAGCTAACCATTTCGTAGGTTTAGGTTTCATTATTGGAAATTACACTTATTTGTGTGTAATATGTTTTAACATGCCTAGAGAAAAAGGAACCCGCAACGGGAAGTTGAAAATTCGGGGAGGCAAAGAAGTAGTAGAAGAGGTGACAGATTATTCACCAAAAAGATATATTGCTCCCAATCCCATCAAAACTCAAATCAAATTAAACCAATTACCTTGGACAGAAAAACAAAAAGAATTTTTTAAGATAGCATTACATCCATCCACTAAAGTAGTGTTTGTTAACGGCCCAGCAGGAACATCGAAAACCTTACTGTCTGTTTACTGCGCGTTACAGATGCTCAACATGAAAACAATCAACAACATTCTTTACTTGCGGTCAGCAGTAGAGAGCAGCGCAAACTCACTAGGCTTTTTGCCGGGTAGCGCAGAAGAGAAACTTAAGTTTTATAATTTACCATTTTTGGATAAATTAGATGAACTTTTGACTACAGTCAAGCCTGAGAAGCTTGTTGAGCAGGATAGAGTTTCTATGTTCCCTGTTAATTTTGCTAGAGGTATGAATTGGCAAGCGAAAGCTGTCATTCTAGACGAAGCGCAAAATAGTACGGCTAAAGAAATCATTACTGTTCTTACCCGCTTGGGTGAGGGGAGTAAGGCATTCGTTTTGTCGGACCCAATGCAAACAGACCTAAAAAATCCAAATCATATCGGAGGGTGTCAATCTCTTATTAGCTCTATGTTTTCTGACGATGAATACTTAGATCATGGAGTGTATTATTTCGAATTTGACGAAGAGGATATCATGCGCTCGGAACTTGTAAAGTTCCTAGTCAGGAAGTTTCGAGATATCGAATAATTATCTTTAATTATTTTTAATTATAAACAAAAAATACGAACAGTGTTAAGCTGTTCGTTCCCTACTGGTTCTTATCTTTATCTTCCCTTTTCCAGCCTTCCCTAGAGAGACATCTGGCGACAGTATTCCCGAATTTGGTTATAGTCTCTTCGGACTTATCCCAAAAGAAGGCGTGGGCAATTTCATGTACTATTGTATTTAAGACCTCTTTATCCGATTGGTCTGGATTGATAAAAATCTTAGGTGTATCTTCTGAGGGATCGTAACATATCCCTTCAGCCTTATAGCATTTGTGAGGTTTTTTAAGCAAAAGCTCGTATCTAACCCGTTTATCGGTCCTAAACACGAAAGGCTTACTATTTTTCATGTGTATCTATAATTACATTAAATTTTGACAACCTTTTACAAAAAATTATAATAATTATGAAAATGTATTGCTCTGAATGTGGAACACCACATGAATATGTAGGAAAAAAGCCCAATTTTTGCACAAATTGCGGATTCTCTTTCGCTGGGATGGAAAAGCCAAGCACGGCTAGAGTAGAAGAGGTAGAAGAGGACCAAGATAATATTGAAGAAATTCCAAATATTAGCGGTCTCGAAGTTGAGATAGAGCCCTATCAGAATAACTCTATAAAATTAGGTGAAGCTGTAGATTATAACCAAACTCAAGCCTCACAGCCCACGGCGCGAAACAAAGGTAAAAGGTTAACTAAGAAAGCTGAAAAGGAATTTCTAAATAATTGGCAAAAGGAGGCGGGTACATCCCGAAAGCGAAATGAATAGTAATGCCAAGAAAAAAGAAGCTCAAATTCGAAGAGTGTATCGACAGTATTGACCACGAAATAAGCAAAAGAAGAAACAAATGGAATCTAACAGCTTTGGCTTGGATGGATTTCGATGATGTGGCTCAAATCTTAAGAATACACATTCATAAAAAATGGCACTTGTACGAACAGGGCAAGCCGTTAGCGCCCTGGGTTAATAGGATCATATCCAATCAAATTAAAAACCTAATAAGAAACAACTATGGTAATTTTACTAGACCCTGTTTAAGATGTGCCGCAGCAGAAGGAGACACCCTTTGTTCTATATACGAAAAACAATGCAATACTTGCCCTTTATACGCTCAGTGGGAAAAAACCAAGAAAAGAGCCCATGATGCCAAGCTTCCCCTATCCTTAGAAAATCACACCAAAGAAATCCACTCTATACCCTCCGATCACTGCGATATAGAAGAGGCCGCTGGAAAATTGCATAAAAAAATGAAAAAAATATTAAAACCTAATGAGTGGTTGGTTTATAATTACTTGTACATCGAAAACCTGAAAGAAGAAGATGTAGCTAAAAAGATGGGCTATAAAACCTCAGAAAAAAATAGGCAACCGGGGTACAAACAAATCAAGAACATTAAGAAGAACATTGTATCCAAAGTAAAAAACTTGCTTAAAAACGACGAAATTGATATATTTTAATTATGGATGAATTATCTCTAGAGCAAAGGCACATGAATGCCTTGCAACTCTGGCAGGAGAGAGGAGAAGAAAATCCCCCTTCCCTAGCGGAGCTTATTGCCGTAGCCTACCCCGACAGAGACAACATCGACGGCAGAACAAAAGAAGCAAGAGAGCTCAAGGCGTATCTGGCCGAGCATGGCGTGTCAGCAGATGGAGCTCATGTTTACCACGCTAAAGTTATAGAGCTTTCTGACTCGGATAAAGAATTTATACAAAACAACGCATCTTTAATGAGTTCTGTACACCTAGGCCAAACTTTATACCAAGACAACACCTTAACAAACCTACATGCAGAAGTTAGAGCTATTAACGAATACATAAAGACTTTAGACGTTAGTGTGACCGTGGCTCAGGATACTGGCGACATACCCGACACAAACGAATACGTACCCCCAAAATCATTTGACAAAACTGTGCTCCGGGCCAACCAATACATATCACCCAAAATTGAAAAGAAAAAAATAAGCCCCAAAATTAGAAGAGGTATAGAAGCCTTGATGGGTTATCTTAATACTTATAGATTTGTGCATCAAGTACAAACTTATACCACCACTACAGACAGAACTTTATTTGAGAGTTCTTTTATTCGATACACATATGACAAAGCTGATTTAACACAAGAAGAAGTTGATCAGTATATTGTTTTAGCCACGGAGGTTGTTATCGGCTCCACCATTCAAGCTAGGTCGGAGAGACTGCAACAGCTATTGGACGTATCAGCAGAAGATACAGAGGGCCGTAGAGTTGCGATGGGGCTAGTTAACGCTATCAGCGCAGCGCAGACGGAGTATAACCAATGCGTTGGCCGACAGCACAAACTGCTTAGTGATCTAAAAGAAAAGAGATCAGACAAACTCAAGAACCAAATCAAAGCAAACGCTAGTATTATTAATCTAGTAGAAATGTGGAAAGAAGAGGAGTCTAGGAAAAAACTAATTAAACTGGCAGAACTTAGAAAGAAAGCGGTTAAGGATGAGATTCAAAAGCTCTCCTCAATGGATGAGGTCAAGGCTAGGATAATGGGCCTGGGGGAAGACGAGGTGCTGAATGGTTAAATGCGCCGTATGTGGAAAAGAGTTTGAAACCGATAGGCAACTCCACGCCCATCTAAAAGCTCACAAGCTAAGGGTTGCCGAATATTACCAAACCTATTATGCCCGTTATGATAAACATGATGGGTCTATAATCAAATTTAAAAACAAAGACCAATATTTAAGTTCTGATTTTAATTCACGAATCACCCTTAAAAAATGGCTTAAAGAAGCAACCGAACAAGATGCCAAACAATACTGCACAGAGCTTTTAGCTAATCGTAAAGAAAAGAAAGATTTAACATATGCACCTACTCAGGTAGAACTTAGAACTATATTAAGTCCCCCAGTACATTACTATAACGATCTATTTGGTAGCTACTATGAACTGTGTCAGTCATTAGGTTATAAGAATAGATTCCATAACCCTACAAAAATTATATATGGAAAAATTGATGATGATCCAAATCATAAAATATACATAGACACCAGAGAAAAACTGCCCCTTAAATTCAAGGGACTAGAAACAGAGGTTAAAACTTTAAAGTTTGGAGACTATGCTTTAAACAATAAAGAGATGACTTGTAATTGCTATATAGAAAGAAAAGGTATAGGAGATTTCATAGGCACTCTTAGTGGTGGTTATGACAGATTCACGCGAGAGATTGAAAGGGCTGCGGAAGCCGAGGCCCAACTGATCGTGCTTGTAGAAGAAAGCCTCAGCAATTGCATGGGATTCAATTACCTTCCTCATGTATACAAAAAAACTAAAGTGACTCCAGATTATATATTCCACAATGTTAGGAAGTTGATTCAAACTTATCCACATATACAATTTTTATTTGTCAAGGGCCGGGTCGAAGCCTCAGAAACAATAAAGAAAATATTTGCATGCGACTGCGCCTATAAAAAAATTGATTTACAATTAGCCTACGACACTAAAACGCTATAATGTGGTACTGTCCCCAAAAATACGACAAAGAGTTCCCCAACCTGAACAAAGAGTTCCTAGGGATAAAGGGGGAGCTTCATGATAAAGAGGCTAAAATATCTTTGGCTAGATTTTTAAGAGCCAACCTAGGGTTTACTACTGAACTTATTTCTGGACTAAAGCTTGCTCCATTTCAAGAGATAACTTTAAAAGGCATGCTTAATAGAAATTTTTCTATGTGTGTGTGGGGTCGTGGTTGTGGTAAAACCTTTATCGCTTCTGTTTTCTGTTTCCTACAGTGCTTGTTTGAACCTGGAACTAAAATACTCATTGCTGGCCCGACCTTTCGTACTGCGCGGTTTATTTTTAACCATCTAGAGAAATTAGTGGAATCTAAAGAGGCCGAGTTATTAGCTCAATGCTTTGGGGCCAAAGCCAAGCGCAACGATCAATTTGAATGGTTAATTAACGGAGGCTCTATTACCGCTATCCCTCTTAATGGAGAAAAGATTCGTGGTTTCCGTGCCAACGTATTGGTGCTTGATGAGTACCTGCTTTTGCCTGAAGATATTATCACAACAGTATTGATGCCCTTCTTGGTTGCCCCTCAAAACATGAAAGAGCGCTTGCAGATAAGGGAGATGGAAGACAAGCTTATACAAGACGGCCACTTAAAGGAGGAGGACAGATTTGTTTTCGAAAATACCTCCAAAATGATCGCGCTGTCTTCAGCTAGCTACACCTTTGAAAATCTTTACCGTCAATACAAAGAGTGGATGGAAAAAATTTACAGCAAAGACGACGGTGACGCTACTTACTTTATTTCTCAAATGGGATACGAATCTTTACCTACGGAAATGATCGACCCAACTATTATTGAGGAGGCCCAAAGCGGTGGGCAAAGTCATTCTAGTTTTCAGCGTGAGTATTGCGCTCAGTTTACTGATGGCAGCGACTCTTACTTCAGCGCAAAGAAGATGCATCAATGTACTGTGCCTGACGGAGAGTTTCCTACTCTAAAAATAAAAGGCGACAAAGGAAAAAAATATATATTAGGTATTGACCCATCTTTTTCTAATAGTCCAACTTCTGACTTTTTTGCTATGGCTGTAATGGAATTGGATGAAGAGAATACATACTCCTCTACGTTAGTGCATAATTACGCTGTGGCTGGCGCAGACTTAAAAGATCATATAGCTTACATGGATTACGTTACTGACGCATTTGATTTAGAAATGATAATCATTGATAATGCTGGATTTCAATTCATAGACTCCTGCAACGAAAACTCCGCCTTTCACAAAAAGCAAATTAAATTCTTCGATTTTGACTCGGACAAAGAAGGGGTTGACTACGAAAAGATGTTGCGAAAATCTAGAAGAGCTTACAACAAACAAAATGGAGCTAAATGTTTTAAGCAGGTGTTTACCACCAATTTCATCAGAAACGCAAACGAATATCTTCAGGCGTGCATCGACCATAAGAAGCTTTGGTTTGCTTCGAGAATATCCCCTGCCCCCGACGCTTTCAATACAGCGGTCAATCAAAAAGTAAAGATGAGATTCAAAAACGGTGAAACTATACTTGACTTAATCGAAGAACAGGATAACCTTATATATCAGACCAAGAAGCAATGCACCCTGGTTGAGGTTAAGAGCACTGCAAAGGGAGTTCAGACATTTGACCTTCCCCAGCACTTAAAACGCGACACAACGCAAAATAGAGCCAGAAAAGATAACTACACGACATTAATGTTGGGAAATTGGGCTGTTAAGTGTTATTATGATTTGATAGCGGTGAATGATGACTCTGGAGAAACATTTATGCCCAAAATGCTTTAATAAGCGTGTAATTTAAACTGAATTTTATTGTTATGGCAGGTACAAGGAAAAAAACTAAAGAGGTAGAGGAGTGTGTCCCCCTGATGACAACGGCGGGGGAGATAAAAGCTTCGACAGCTTCCACGAGTAATAGGACTCGTAGGAATAGAGCTTCCACGATCTCTAGGACTGATAAATACAAAAACATTGACGACGGTCTAATCCCATACAAATACTCTTCTGGCGGGGTAAACAACAAATCAAACGTAGATGTAAGAGACGTTGTTATCTTGTGTCAAAAAGCTTATTATAATTTTTCGTCTTTTCGAAATGTGATCGATTTGATGACTGAGTTCTCTGTGGGAGACATTTACTTTACTGGCGGTAATAAAAAATCCAGAGACTTTTTCGAGGCGTTTTTTAAGAAGATCAATTTATCATCTTTAACGGATAGATTCTTCAGGGAGTATTATCGCTCTGGCAACGTGTTCCTGTATAGATTTGACGCAAGCACATCAGGTTCGGATGCTCTTAAAATCACTCAAACATATGGAGCGAAAAAGAAAAGGAGCATGAAGCTCCCAGCCAGATACATAATTTTGAATCCAGCCGATATTCAAATGGGTGGCACCGCATCATTCCACGCTGGAACTTATTATAAGATACTATCTAATTACGAGCTGGAAAGATTAAGAAACCCAAGAACAGAAGAAGACAAGCAGCTTCTATCTGGGTTGTCTCCTGAAGTTAGAAAGCTTATCAAAACTAAAAAGGCCTCCACGGTCTTGATGGAGATAGATAAAGAAAAAATCAACGCGGTTTTTTATAAGAAGCAAGACTATGAGCCATTCGCTGTTCCTATGGGCTTCCCAGTTCTAGAAGATATCAACTGGAAGGCCGAGCTAAAGAAAATGGACATGGCAATCACACGCACCATGCAGCAAGCCATACTCTTGGTTACTATGGGTGCAAAACCTGACGATGGTGGAGTAAATTACAAACAGCTACAGGCCATGCAGCAGTTGTTTGAGAATGAGTCTGTAGGCAGAGTTCTTATTGCTGATTATACTACTCAGGCCGAGTTTGTGGTTCCAAAGATTGCAGACCTTTTGGACCCCAAGAAATACGAAGTAGTTGATAGAGATATCCAGTTGGGTTTGAATAACATTCTGGTGGGCGAAAGTAAATACGCAAATCAAAACGCTAAAGTAGATTTGTTTATCTCTAGATTGAATCAGGGTAGAAAAATATTCTTAAATGACTTCTTAATCCCTGAAATAAAAAGGATCGCTAAAGAAGTAGGCTTTAAAAGTTACCCAACACCACAATTCCAAAAGATGTCCCTCAAAGACAACACTAATTTGTTGAGAATTTATGGAAGACTTATTGAAGTCGGAGTCTTAACTGCTGAAGAAGGTATTGAAGCTATCGAAACAGGAAGATTACCTAAACCTTCTAATTCCGTAGACTCTCAAAAAGAATTTAAGAAACATAAAGAAGAGGGTCTTTACGAACCCATTATGGGTGGACCACACACCCAAGGTGTTTTAGCTGACAAACAAATAGATAGTCAGCACGAAATTCAAAAACTGAGCTTAAAGTCTCAGGAAAAACAGTCCCGCGAAAAAGCTAAAGAAGCTGCCAAGAATCCACCTAACCTGCCTGGTGGACAAAAGGATGCGGGACCCCCTGCTGGCCGACCTGAAGGTACACCCCAAGACCAGAGCAATAAGTCTCCTATTGGAGACGGTGAACAGTCAAGGTACGCCAGCTTTAGTTTATCTAAGGTAACAGAAAACATGACCGCTGCTAACAAGGTATTTAAAGCAGTTGAGTCTGAGCTAAGGAAAGTTCACAAGATTAAAAGAATGAGCGCTCAGCAAAAGAAGATCGCTGAAGAAGTGGCCTGTTTAATTATTGCGAACGAGGAAGTAGGAAACTGGGAAAAGAGTGTTAACAAATACGTCAAAAAGCCTGTTGACCATAACCCAGAAAGAATAAAGGAAATAAGGGAAATTGCTGTCGAGCATCAAGTTGACGATTATCTAGCTAGTATACTTTACGCCAGCAAAAAATAGGGTTATATATGTATGAGTACCCAAGACGCCTCGCAACAAAAAAACAGGGTAGTATACAATGTTCAAGACCTGTTCTTCGGACTGCGTAGCGGAGAAATTAATTCTCCTTACGTTACTGGCTCCAACGGAGAAGAAGTAGAAATCCTCAAAAGGATTCATAAAGTACAAAGTGTTTCCTATGATTTTCAAGTCCAACGCCAAGACATAGGCGTTTTAGGCAAATCTAACTTCGACGAAAACATAGTAACCAATCCACCCGATATTAATGTAACAGTAACCCACTCATTGGAGGGCCTAAACAATGAGCAGAAAATGGGCTTTAACGTTTTAACTATCGGTTCTTCAACGGCGGCTAATAAAGAGTTTTCTTTTCCTTTTATGGATGGAAAAATTAAGCAGCAGAATATTTATTTAGCGGTCAATCAAGACAGTTCCGACATTAGGGAGACCCAAAGACCTGCCGTCCAAATATCCAACTTGATCGGCTCGGGTAGGTTTAGAGAGTTATCTCACGAGGGCACGCAAAACATGGGGCTGATTGTCTTCCAAAATTGTTACGCTTCAAATTACTCAATGGACGTAACCTTGGGTAGCTTTCCGAAAGCGGACGTCTCGTTTTTGTCAGACAACGTGATCTATTTAAACTCTGCGTCTGGGCAGTACGTGCCTTGGCTGGACACTAAAACAGCTACATCATACAATAAGAAAAATAATATAGGCGGCGATACTGAGTTTATTGTTCCGGGTAACTTCACCAGAGAGAACCCGCATTTTAATCCTAATTATACATTTAAACCCTCCGACGCGCAATTTACAATATCCACTAGAACTTCGCCTCAAGATACTTTGCAGAAGTGGGATTTTGAAAACGACACCCTGTTGACAAGCCACGTAGGAACCCAATCTATAGACTCATCAAACTCCTACATAGGAACCAAGTCGTTAAAAATTGAGACTCAGGCATCCGCTCAAGACGGTGCTAGGGGTAGCGTAAAAACAACTCTCCCATCAATGGAAATTAATAAGGCTTACGTATTTACTATGTACGTCAAAACGGATAGCACTAGCGATATAGACGTTACTATCTCGGCTAAAAATGCTGATGGCTCCACTAATGAGTTCAACACGCATGAGACTGTAAAATTTAATGATGGATGGACGAAGATAAAGAAAACATTTACGCTGACTTCTTATAAAGATACTTTATTTATCTCTACTACGGCTGCAAACGTAAACCTATGGATTGACGAATTAGTTTTGGCCAGAGAGCCAGAGAATCCGCCTCTTAAATTTCATACCGATTTGATGCAATCATTTCAGCTTAACATACCTTTGAATAGGCAAAATATTTCATGCATGGGTCATAAGTATTATGCAGATAGATCACTTAGTTTACCCGTTAAAACTACTTACTCTATTAATATGTTGTCTCAGGATTTAGAGTTTCCTGTAACCGTAGAAGGAGAGGATAGGCGCGGCAACTTCCTAGACAACCTAAGGAAAGATGAGGAGTACGATGTATTTTTAACATTTATAGACAGTGGAGCAAGAGAGGGCATGAAGTTCAGAATACTAGGCAGCAAATTCGAAGGGGTTAGTTATGGACTAGACGTTGACGCACCAAAGACCACGACAATTAACTTTAGCATGTCAAATGATTATGATTATAATCGGAGTGTAATATCAGCAGAGGGCCGAGGCCTATTTATCCTTGACTTCTTAGTGAATGACTCCTTAATACCTTTAACAGATGATGACGGCAATACTTTTGCTGATCAGTATCCATTTAACTTTTAACTATGGCTATTAAAATTAGAAACGTAGAAAATTTGACGCTCGGTAAACCCGATACTGGAGCGGCTAATAGTAATGTAGCTATAGGTATAGAGGCCGTGGATACCACGGAGTTTGAGCTTGCAATATCAAGACCTATTCAAGAGCAAAAATTTCAATTCGCTATCAACAACGAAGGCGTGGCTGATGGAACTAATTACGGCGGCATCGCGTTTACTCAGGGGGCTTCTGCTGAAACCATCATGGCTTCGATCAAAGTGGACTATACTGATACTGATAATTATCCCAATTTAGTATTTGGCACTAGGAGTACAAGTGACGCTTTAACTATACTAGATGATGGAAGCGTCAGCACTAATGGCCGTCTTGACGTTAACCATGAGACGGTAAAGCTGTATAATAGCGCAAACACTAACAATACTTATTTCTTTGCCGAAAATACTGGCGCTGGTAATGCTGGTATAAAATTAAAAAATAGTCAAGGCGAATTTACCATTATTGCTAATGATAGACTGAGGTTTATAAGTGATGATAGCCCAACCCTTGAAGTACTGTCTCTTCTGCCAAATGGAAAAGTTGGCATAAATTCCACGAATCCAAATGCTAGATTAGTTGTCGCAGGTAATTCTCTTGCTGGTGATAGCACATGTTCTATTCATATTATTGACAATGATTCAACAGTTGGGTCATCTGTTCCAAATATATCTTTCAGGTCTGGAGCAAGTACGCAAATATATCAAATTCGAGCAAATGATACTTTGGGTTTAACTTTTCGTAATTCTAGTGATGCAACCAAAGTCACTT